ACCGCTTGCTTTCCTACCTTTACGATGAGAGTTTTGATATTGACATGAGTGACAGCGAAGAGCCGGAGCTTTTGCAGCCGGACGGAATGTGCATCATCATTCCTCGCAACGAGCTTGATGACGAGAACTTGGAAAAACTAAAGGTTTTAATTCAAGTCAAAGGTCCTCTGTTTTGCAAGGCTCTAAATGTCGACAGTCTGCCCCTTGAGGTAACCGACACAGAAATCAAGTTCAATTGGTTTGTTGGTAGCACAACCCACGAGGAATTCGAGGCCTACTCAACCTTCATTTGTAAGCTCTGCGAGATGGTCAAAAAACAGAAGCGTATCAATATCACCGACAAGCAGGTGGTAAATGAAAAGTACGCTTTCAGATGTTTCCTTTTGAGGCTTGGCTTTATCGGTGACGAATACAAACCGCACCGCAAAGTTTTATTAAAATATCTAACGGGCTCATCAGCTTTCAAGGAGGTAAATAAAGATGTTGATTCCGAGTAAGGCAATCGTTGATGCCCTCAAAGAAGAGTACCCTGTCGGCACACGAGTGGAGCTTGTACAGATGGACGACCTGCAAGCTCCGCCCATAGGCACCAAAGGTACCGTTAGGGGTGTTGACGATATGGGTAGCATACTAGTCCGTTGGGACACAGGAAGCGGTTTAAATGTGGTTTACGGAGAGGACATTGTAAAGAAAATCAGCGAGCCATAATACACACAATTACCGACAAATTACACCCTGTATGTTTGTGTAATATATAGTCGCAAATTGACTTGATATAGTGTGCTTTTAGAGTTAATATGACACTACCAAAACAAAGGAAAACACTTAACGGAGGCACATTATGAACACAAGAACAGAACAGCAAATCACACAGATGAAAAACCAAACAATCGGCGTTGAGGTTGAGATGAACAGCATCCGCAGAGAAAAAGCCGCAAAGATTGCAGCCGACTACTTCGGAACAGGAAGATACCAAAACACAGCAAGCCGGAACGGATACTGCACTTGGTCAGCTTGGGACGAACAAGGCAGAGAGTGGAAATTCCAAAAGGATATTAGCATCAGCGGAATTGACGAAGAGAAATGCGAATTGGTAACACCGATACTTAACTACAGCGACATCGAGTTTTTACAGGAGCTCATAAGAAAGCTTAGAAAAGCAGGAGCAAAAAGCGATGCAACAAGAGGATGCGGAGTTCACATTCACATCGGAGCAAACGGACACACACCGCAGTCCTTAAGAAACCTCGCAAACATTATGGCGAGCCACGAAAGCCTTTTGATTGATGCCATCAACATCGACCACAGAAGAACACAGCAGTATTGCAGAACAGTAAACACAAATTTCTTAACCGAGCTCAACAGAAAAAAGCCTCGCACAATGTCAAGCCTCGCAGATGTTTGGTACGGAACACAGGGAGCAAGCTACGGCAGAACCCACCACTACAATTCAAGCCGATACCATATGCTCAACCTCCACTCCACTTTCACAAAAGGCACAATCGAGTTTAGACTTTTCCAATTCGATGCCCCTTCAAACGGAAGAAAAAACGGACTTCACGCAGGACAGCTCAAAAGCTACATTCAGCTTTGCCTCGCACTCACACAGATGGCAAAGCAAGTGAGAACAGCAAGCCCCAAGCCACAGCAAACCGAAAACCCAAAATACGCTATGAGAACTTGGCTTTTAAGACTTGGATTCATCGGTGACGAATTCAAAACCGCAAGAGAGGTTTTAACAAAAAGACTTGATGGCGACACTGCCTTTAGAAACGGCAGAACAGCCTAATACAAACTGCAGGGATTAGCCTTATGCTACTTTTCACCCGACCGCCTCGGCGGTCTTAAGGTGGTAGAAGGGTGCTCCTTCAGAAAGGATGATAAAAATGGATAAAAGGTATTACATCGCTTACGGTAGCAACTTAAATGTTAGGCAGATGAAGACTCGATGCCCCGATGCAAGAATCATCGGCACAGCAGAAATTCCCGACTATGAACTTCTGTTCAAGGGTAGTAAAACGGGGTCTTACTTAACAATCGAGCCGAGGGAAGGCTCTAGCGTACCGGTGGCGGTATGGTCGGTATCCGAAAGGGACGAGCTCGCCCTTGACCACTACGAGGGGTTTCCAACCTTCTACTACAAAAAGGAATTCAAGCTCCCAATCAAGGGAATCAAAACGGGCAAAATTAGAGAGCGTGATGTGTTCGTGTACATTATGCACGAAGACAGACAGCTTGGTATCCCAAGCAGTTATTATGTGCGGACCTGCCTAGAGGGTTATAACGCCTTCGGTTTTGACGAGTCTTTCCTTTTCAACGCTATAAGAAGAAGCGGGGTGTTAAGATGAAAGGTAGAATAAAAACCGCTGTCTGCCCTTTGTGTGGGCAGAGCTACAACGAACCTCCTGCCCTCTCAAGAGAGGACAATAAAACCCTCATCTGTCCGGAGTGCGGAACTCGTCAAGCCCTCCAAAGTATGGGGGTCTCCCCTGAAGAGCAGGAGCACATAATCGAAACAATAAGAGGTTGCAAAAACCAAACATAAAACGCTGTAATATACACAGTTTTCGGGGTTTATCTTTGTGTAGTTTATGCCTCATAATTAGCTTGATATAGTGTGCTTTTAGAGTTAATATGGGTACAACGAAAGGGGAACAAACCCCGAAAAATTGGAGGAAAATTAAATGAAAAAAATCACAGCATTTGAAACCGCAAAGAAGACCAAAGCAAACCTTAAAGAGGCAGGAATCAACAGCACACTTTATTGGGCTTACGAAGAAAGCAAGGATGCCGAAAGAAAGTACATTGACTTTTCCGAAGTCATTTGGGAAAGAGATATCGAGGAGATTGCAAAGTGCCTTCTTGAAAACGGAATTCACGAGTTCACAATCTCAAGCACTTTTTCAGGCTTGATTTCAACCCTCGCAGAATTTGAAAAGCACGGTTTCAAAATTGCAGGACTCACACAGGTAAACGCAAGATGGACAGATACCTTAACAGGCAAGAGAGAAATCGTACCTGCCCTCCTTATGAAAAAGGCATAAGGGGGTGCGGACATGAATTTCACAACAATGGAAAAATTACAGCTTGAAGTTTCCGGTAGCTACGGAGTGGTTATAAAGTTTGACGATAAGGTTTTTGTTTCCGACCTTACTTTCAAAGGCGACTACCGAGCAGAGATTTACGAGTTCATTGAAACCCCGGAAGATACAGGACTTGGCGACATAGAGTGCCGACTCCTCCCTTGGGCAAACAGCAAGGAAACCTTCAAGGATTCAGGTCACGCCATCAAGTGGTGCTTCGAGCAAATTAACAAGTAAACCTTTTTAAGGGCGGAGCCGAGAGGCTCTGTTCCTCGTTACAAAACTACACAATTTTCCTCCAATATCTTTGTGTAGATTATGCCTCACAATTAACTTGATATACGGGGCCTGTAGAGTTAATATGTGTATACCGAAAGGGAAAACAAAACAAACGGAGGCCCAACAATGACAAGATTTCAAAGAGAACTAAACGGAAGTTTAGGAGCCTTTTGGAAGGCAGAAGCCGAAAAGGAACTCGCAAGAGTTAGAACCGACCTTGAAGAAGGCAAGATTACAATTGACGAACAGGGCGTTGCAAGAAACTGCATCGGCAGAGCTTTAGCAGAGGACATGCTTGAGAAGGTTTTGATGATAACCGATAAGGTCGACACAGAGGCAACACGATTGGCTTACAGCGAAGAAACAGCCGAAGCCCTGAAACAATACCGTAAAAACAAAAAAGCCGACACAGGCGGAATTTTAGCCGAAATGAGGGCAACCTTCGGTGAAGGTACCACGGTGGTGGACATAATCACCGGCAAGAAAACAATATTATAAAAAATACAATTTAATTTGAGACGGGCCTTCGGGCCTATCTCTCGTAGTGACAGCTTAAAGGCTGTCTTTTTTTGTGCCTTTTTTAGAGAGGTGATAATTATAGAAAAGTTGCAAAACTACGAGCCTACTAAATTTATGGCGGAGGACAGCGTGTACGATAAAGATATGGCTGACTACGCTGTAGGCTTCATTGAATGCTTATGCCACACAAAAGGAATATGGGCAGGTAAACCTTTCGAGCTCATCCCTTGGCAAGAGCAAATTATAAGAGATCTATTCGGCATTCTGAAACCGAATGGATACAGACAATTTAATACCGCCTATATTGAAATACCAAAAAAGATGGGTAAATCGGAACTCGCTGCTGCAGTAGCCCTCCTCCTCACCTGCGGTGACGGTGAAGAGCGAGCCGAGGTTTATGGTTGTGCTGCCGACAGACAACAGGCATCAATCGTATTCGAGGTAGCAGCAGATATGGTTAGAATGTGTCCGGCTCTAAACAGGAGGGTTAAGATTTTAACTTCTCAAAAAAGAATTGTTTACGCTCCTACAAACAGCTTTTATCAAGTGCTGTCAGCGGAAGCATATAGTAAACACGGATTCAATATCCACGGGGTTGTGTTTGATGAGTTGCATACTCAACCGAACCGAAAGCTCTTTGATGTTATGACAAAGGGTTCAGGTGATGCGAGAACACAGCCTTTATACTTTTTGATAACAACCGCAGGTACTGATACCAACAGCATCTGTTATGAAACACACCAAAAAGCCAAGGATATTCTTGAAGGCAGAAAATTTGACCCAACCTTCTATCCGGTGATTTACGGAGCAGATGAAAATGACGACTGGACTGACCCTAAAGTTTGGAAAAAGGCAAATCCCTCTTTAGGTATAACAGTAGGCATAGATAAAGTACAAGCCGCCTGTGATTCTGCAAGGCAAAACCCCGGTGAAGAGAATTCGTTTAGACAGTTAAGACTTAATCAATGGGTTAAGCAGACCGTCAGGTGGATGCCTATGGAAAAGTGGGATGCTTGTGCTTTTAAAGTTTTAGAAGAACAGCTCAAAGGCCGTGTATGTTATGGTGGCTTGGACTTATCCTCCACTACCGACATCACGGCTTTTGTTTTGGTGTTCCCTCCGCTTGATGAGGACGATAAATATGTCATACTCCCCTACTTTTGGATACCGGAAGAAACGGTAGATTTACGAGTCCGGCGAGACCGTGTTCCTTATGATATTTGGGAGCGACAGGGACTAATACAAACCACCGAAGGCAATGTTGTTCATTACGGGTACATTGAGAAGTTTATCGAAGACCTCGGTAAAAAGTTTAATATCCGTGAAATAGCATTTGACCGTTGGGGAGCTGTTCAGATGGTACAAAACCTTGAAGGTATGGGATTTACTGTCGTTCCCTTCGGTCAGGGATTTAAGGATATGTCTCCCCCATCAAAAGAGCTTATGAAACTAACCCTAGAGCAAAAACTCGCACACGGCGGACACCCTGTCCTGCGATGGATGATGGATAACATCTTTATTAGGACAGACCCTGCCGGCAATATAAAACCTGACAAAGAAAAATCCACAGAGAAGATTGACGGAGCTATTGCCACAATTATGGCTCTTGATAGAGCAATTCGCTGCGGTGCTGATTCAGGTGAATCTGTATATGACAGCAGAGGTCTGCTTGTTTTATAAATAATAATTTGAAAGGTCGTGAATGCTACGAGTATTTTTACATCAATATTTAAGGCTCGTGATAAGCCTAAAAACAGCACAGTCGGAAGTACATATCGTGCATACTTTGGTGGTTCAACCTCCGGCAAGTCGGTAACAGAACGCTCGGCAATGCAAATGACAGCGGTGTATTCCTGTGTTCGTATTCTGGCAGAGGCTGTTGCTTCATTACCTCTACACTTATATCGGTACACAAAAACCGGAGGTAAAGAGAAAGCAATTGATAACCCTCTTTATAAAATCCTGCACGATGAACCGAACCCTGAAATGACATCGTTTGTGTTTAGAGAAACGCTTATGACACATTTGCTTTTGTGGGGTAACGCTTACGCACAGGTGATAAGAAACGGCAAAGGTGAAGTTCTCGCTTTGTATCCGCTGATGCCTAATAAAATGACTGTCGATAGAGATGAAAAAGGTCGACTTTATTATACCTATCAAAGGTCAAATGAAGAGGCACCAACAATGAAAGGTAGCACAGTAACCTTGCAACCTTCCGATGTGTTGCACATACCCGGACTCGGCTTTGACGGCCTTGTCGGATATAGCCCTATTGCGATGGCAAAAAACTCTATCGGTATGGCGATTGCCTGCGAAGAGTACGGAGCTAAATTTTTCGCTAACGGTGCTGCTCCCGGCGGTGTGCTTGAACATCCCGGAACCATTAAAGACCCACAGAAGGTCAGAGATAGTTGGAACAACACCTTTGGTGGTAGTGGTAACGCTAACAAAATAGCGGTGCTTGAAGAGGGTATGAAA